CTCTGCTCTGAGTGCGACATGCGGATAAAGACTGGCTTGTGGCCGCTCATCTTGGTACCCTCTGCGACTGGCGCAAAGAAACCCACAACCGCAGGTTCTTGCGGCGGGTTACCAGCGCGCGCTGCGGCATCTCGGCCGCGCTTGGCATTGCGCTTGGTGTTGCGGGCTCGGCGCTTCTTTCGCGCCGGTTGAGCAGCCTGTGGAGGAGCATTGCCAGCAGCCCGAGCGCGCTTACGGCTAGCGCGAGAGCTGCGTGGAGCATTGCTATTGTTCGTGTTGCTCATCGATTCTAATAAGCGGTAGAAATGATTTTCAGATACCCCGGTGCGACCGGAACAGCAGGGCACATCAGACACTGTGCCCTAGTGCGTTGATTAGGCCCAACGCACAAAGCCCCCCAAAAGGGGATTAAGTCGGTTTGGCAGGGCCAGTCACCTCCGACTTGCCCTTGTCCTTTCCAAACTTCGCCTCGTGAACGAGCTTTGCCTTACCAGCACAATCGCGGCAGCGAAAGGGGAGGCCTTGCTCCAGCCTCGCACGCTGCGGCATGCTAAGCAACGGGGCTAAGAAACGTTTGGCACAGTCACGGCAGTCCCCTACCGGCACCATGGCAGGCTCGACCTTCAGCGAGCCTGACTTTGCTGCGATGTCCACAGCCTCACGCAAATCCTCCCTCTCCTCCGGCGTCAACACCACCTTGGCGACCGCTGGAAACGGTAGGCCAACCTCGGCGGACAAAACATCGGTCACCATTCCCTCAGGAGCCGTGACAGGCACGGGACGGAAGAACAGTGGGGCTTTAAAGAGCATTTGCGGGTCGAAGACGCAATGGTCGAGGTGAGGTTGCACCAAGTCCAGCATCAAGTCGGGGCAGCGCTGAGTCCAGAAATCCTCCATCCACCCAGTGGCATTAAGGTTTGGAAACTGCTCGCTGTCTTCGACGCCTGCGTAAAAGGACGCCAGGTCTTTTTGGATCGCATCAGGCCTCCCAAACACCTTAATCACCATCGTGGCATATGCGCCAATCAACGGGGTGTTCCTATCAGAGAGGTACAGCCCTATCATGCGTTGCTGAAGCTTCACACGGGGCGTCTGTTCCTGACCGGCGGCGACACGGTCGCACACGTGGATCTTGGAGCAGATTCTGGGCAAGTCGCATGTGGACGACAGATCCCCAGTCCAGACATACGGGCCGTAGAAGCGCGAAATGAAATTCACGCCCGGCTCAGGAGCCTGCTTCTGCTCGACCTCAAGAACGAGGCCAACGGCTTTCCCGGTTGCGACCAGGTGATCCGTACCAATGTACCTGCTAAGGCTGTCGTCCCCCATGTAGATGCCGCAAACCTTACGCGCGTCGGCGGGCTCACGGAAACCATCTGCAAGGCGCTCAGTACGCGCCGCGACATAATCCTTGGCATAGTTAAACAGCGTGTTTCCGACGGATGTGTCTGCGAAACCGGACCCGCGCCCGCACAGCTGTTCGTACAAGACTCCTTCGAGGGCCACGGGGTTACAATGGCTCGCCTTCAGTCCTTTCTCGAGTTCGAGGTGGGTGCTAGGGTGGAATACCCCATAGCAAATGTTCCCCTCCCACGCACGCTCGACGGGGCAGATGGTACTGTCCCACTTGTCGCCATCGGACATGGTCGCCTTACCACTCGCGCACACTTCGGCCACACGTGCTGCGATTGATTTGGGCGTCATGCCGGGCGCGTACCACCCCTCTCCGTCCACACCAAAGTGCTTCACCAAAGCCTTGTGAAGCGGAATCATAAACCTGGACCACAGCAGTTTGTGCGCGGGCTCATCAGGACTGATGATCCGCGGGGCGGCAACCTTTTGAGCTGGTTCCGCCTTCTTGAACGCATGGATACGCTGCTCGGAGTCGGCCAGTGAGGCGACGAGGGTCCCTTGGTCAAGAATATTCTGCTGTGATGGCCTCGGCTGGTTCTCGCGCACCTCGTCTTCGGTGACGGGGAATAGCGTATGCCTGCCAATGACATCGATGATGTGGTTCCCGGCTTCCATCAGCGCCATTTCCACGTGGACACTCACCTCAGT